AGACGGTTGCCTTCATCAACGAGGCCATCAAGGGCGCGCTGACGTGCCAGCTACCCAATCCGAGGTTCGGCTATGTGGCTCCTTTGCTTGGTCAGGCCAAATCTGTCGCCTGGGATTACGTCAAGCACTACTGCGCCCCCATCCCGGGCGTGGTGTTTAACGAGGCGGAGCTTCGGGCAGACCTGCCAAACGGTGGCCGCGTTCGTCTTTTTGGCGCTGACAATTACGACGCTCTTCGCGGCATGTATTTTGACGGCGTTATTCTTGACGAGTTCGGGGATATGGACCCTCGTGCTTGGACGGAGGTAATCCGGCCCCAGCTATCGGATCGCACGGGCTGGGCTGCGTTCGCGGGTACACCCAAGGGCAAGAACGAGTTCTATAAAATCCGCAACCGGGCAAAGTCCGGTGAAGACGGATGGGCGCTCTGGGAGTTGAAGGCCTCTGAGACGAGGGTGCTTTCGCCCGCCGAGCTTGCGGACGCCCGCAATTCGATGGACGAACACGCATTCCTCCGGGAATACGAGTGCAGCTTCGACGCTGCCATTGAAGGCGCGTTCTTCGCCAAAGAAATGCAGGATGCGGAAGCTGACAAGCGCATCTGCAAAATACCGATCGACCCCGCAATCAAGGTCAACACGGCCTGGGACATTGGTGTTGATGATGCGACGGCCATTTGGTTCTTCCAGGATGTGGGCCGGCAGCGCCTGTTCATCGACTACCTGGAGGTATCGGGCGAGGGGTTGCCCGAGATAGCCAAGCGGCTGGACAAGAAGGGCTACCGCTGGGGCAAGCATATCCTGCCGCACGATGCCGACAGCCGCAGCCCTCAGACTGGCGTTTCATACCGCACGTTGTTCGAGGGCTTTGGCTTCCGGGATGTTGAGGTTGTCAAGCGCACCGATGATCTGAACGCGGCCATCAACCAGACCCGCATGATGATACCCAAGTGTGTCTTTGACATTGACCGCTGCGCCAGGGGCATAGAGGGCCTGAAGAGCTACCGCCGCATCTTTGATGCCAAGCGCAGGGTGTTCCAAGAGAAGCCCTACCACGACGAATATTCGCACGGTGCCGATGCATTCCGCGCGGCCGCCGCATCACTGGATGCGCTCAAGCAAGAGAAGAAGCTAATCCTCCCGGCCTTCGGGGCCGTCTAGTGTACCCCATCACCAGGGCGCGATTGCTCGCTTATGAGCGCGCCGCCCATCACGCCGAACATCTAAGGAACCTCACATGGTCGATAAGCCAGCATCTCCGTGGTACTATGCCGGTGCCGCGGGCGGCATCACGAACACCACCGCCGTCGTCGTCACGCCCGCCGCAGTCTCCGGGCAGCGTTACTTCCTGACAAACCTCCAGTTCCAGAACAGCGCCGCGGTTGCGTCGGAAATGGTCATCCGCAACACCACCGGCTCAGTTGTTCTCTGGCGCGGCTATGTCAACGCGAGCATGACCAGCGCGGGCTGGTTCACCTTCGACCCGCCGTTGCAATCGCTTGCCAATGACACGCTGGAGGTTGTGCTGCTGACCAACGCCACGGCCACGCGCGTTTCCGCTCAAGGCTTCCTTGACGCCTAATGGCAACAGTTGATGTAGCTGCCGCAGAACCAACCGCCGTCAAGGTCGAGAATGTGGACTTGCTGGCGCTTGTCCGCGAGGAACGCCGCCGCGCCGTAGGCTTCGAGCAGGACTACGAACTCAAGGCCGATCGTGAGCGTGCCCTGCTGTACTTCAAGGGCGACGTTTCATCCGACATCCCCACCCTGCCGAACCGCTCCAAGGCGGTATCGTCCGATGTGGCGGACGCCGTTGAAACGCTGCTCCCCGACCTGATCGAGATATTCCTGGGCGGCGATGACGTCGTTGCCTTTATCCCCCAGAATGAGGCGGACGAAGAGGCGGCGAAGCAGGAGACTGCGTATCTGCATCACGTCGCCCTCCACGACAACCCCGGCTTCCTGAACTTCTACACCGCCATCAAGGACGCGCTGCTTCTCAAGACCGGCGTGTTCCACTGGGAATGGGAAGAGGACCGGGACGAACAGGACGAAGACTTCACCGGCAAGAACGTGGTGGAGATGCAGCTTGCGATGCAGGACGGCGAAATATCCAACGTCGTCGCCGACCCGATCGACCCGAACGCGCCCCAGGTTATGGACCCGGCCACCGGCCAGCCGCAGCAGCCGCAGCCGACCTACAGCTTCACCATCACCAAGAAGCGCGACCTGTCTCGGGCCAAGTACTGGGCGGTTGCCCCGGAAGACTTCGCCGCCGCCGCCGACACGGTGGACATCGCGGAAACCACCTACTGCGTGGAGCGCCAGCGCCCCCGCGTCCAAGACCTGATCGCCCTGGGCTTCGATGAAGACAAGGTGCGGGCCCTGGAGCCGTATGCCTTCGCCACCGACATGACCACGCAGAGGGCGCGCGACACTGCCGGCGAGAATACCAACCAGGCCAGCACGGGCGACAACACCAGCGACGAACTTCGCCAGGTGGAAGTCCACAAGCACTGCATCCGCGTCCTGGAGGGCAAGAAGACCACCCTCTACTGCATCTACACCGATGCCCAGGAGGCGGGTGAGCTTTACAGGGAAGAGATCGACGCCATCCCGTATGCGGTTGGCTCCCCGTATCTGGTGCCGCACCGCCTGATTGGCCGCTCTGTTGCCGACGTTCTGATCGAAATCATGAAGATCAAGACGGCCCTCTATCGCATGTGCCTGGACAGTGGCTACTTCGCCCTGAACCAGCGTTCCGAAGTTGCGATGGATCAGGCCAACGACTACACCATCTCCGACCTGTTGCGGAATGAGCCGTCCGCGCCCGTCCGGTCCAAATCCGGCACTGCCGTGAGGGCCCTACAGGCCGGCCCGCTGAACTTCGACCCCTACCAGGCGATTGAGTTCTTCAGCACCGTCGCCGAAGGCCGCACGGGCATTGTCCGCAACGCCCAGGGCCTTAACCCCGACACCCTGCACGACACTGCCAAGGGGGCCATGATGCTCCTCAGTGCCGCGCAGAAGCGCACACGAATGATTGCCCGCGTCCTGGCTGAAACGCTGGTGAAACCGCTGTTCCTTGGGCTTCATTCGTGTATCCGCCAGAATGCCAAGTCCACCTCTGTGTCGCGCCTGCTGGGCAAGTGGACCCCGGTTGACCCGACCAGGTGGGCCGAACGCACCGCGATGACGGTCGAAGTTGGCCTGGGCGCTGCGGGCAAGGACGCTGAGATTGCGGCCATGCTGCAAATCCAGAACCTCCAGAAGGCGATTGTGGAGGGCGGCGGTGCCGGGACGCTGGTGACCGAGGAGAACATCTACAAGTCCGCGACCGACATGTCCAAGAAGCTTGGCGTGAAGCAGCCGGAAAAATACTTCACCGACCCGGCCTCCTCGGAGGCACAGCAGGCCAAGGCGCAGAAGGCGCAGCAGCCGAACCCTGAGATGGCGGCGGTTCAGGGCGAGCAGCAGTTGCAGCAGGCCAAGCAGCAGGGCGAGCTACAGCTACAGAGCGCCAAGCAGCAGGCCGAACAGAGCCTGAGCCAGTTGAAGATGCAGGCCGACAAGGAAATACAGGCCAACAAGAGCCAGATGCAGGCCGCGGCGGATCAGCACAAGCAGGAACTGGAGCATCAGCGTGAGCTTCAGATGCATGCCGACAATATGCAGTTGGAGCAACTCAAATACGCCTCCGCCGAACGGATTGAGCAGTTGAAACTGGAGTCCGCCGAACGCATCGCCATCGCCACGGCTCGCATTCGTGCCGAGGGTGCCATTGCCGCTGCTGTTGCCAAGGGCAATGCCCAGGTCGCATCCGACACGCTGGCATATGAGATGAACAACGAAGGCGGGGTCGCCTAGAATGGCCGGTATGTTTGGCGCTCTCGCACCCAATTTCACCGGGCAATCGATGGGTGGCACGGACGCGGGCATGTATGCATCCCCGACGCTGCCGACAGACTTCCTCCGTGACAGGCTGCGCCAGATTATCGGCGACCGTTATGCCGATCGCATTGTTGACACCGGCCCGACTGGCTTCATGGCGCACAACGCGGACATGATCCCGCAGGGCGCGATGCAGACAGCCGCCGGCATCAGGTCGGGCAATACCGCTATGACCGGCATGGGCATGGCTGGGCTCGCCTTGGGCGCTCTTCCGCTGCCCCCCGGTGTTGGCAAGGTTGTCGGCGGCATCGCTGGCGATGTTGCCAAAGACGCCGGCATGTTCGGCATCACCAAGATAGCCCAGGACGCCGCTCAAGCCGCCGTTCCATCCGCGAGAGCCACGCTGGCATCTGTCGCAAAGCCTGTAACGGGCAAATCCGCTGACGCGCTTGCCGCGTTTAAGAAGATAACTGGCAGGGATTATGGCACTGCCGCGACTGACATTCCGCTGGTTGGGCGCGGCGACATTACTCTTCCACCGGGCCGCACCCTAAGTGGCATTCAGGATCATGTGGATGATCTACTGAACGATGTGAAGCAGTGGAACAATCCGCAGCGCCGCATGTGGTACGAGAACAGTGGCAACGCCATCAACACCGCCACCGGCAAGAATGCGCCAATGGCAGAGCGCCTGACCTACGGCATATCAAAAACATCGCAGGGAACGCCGGTTCTCGACAACGCGGCCTATGCAATCAAGGGCCACAATCAGGCAATGGTTGGTGACCCGGTTAAAACCGGACGCTTCCCTGCCGTGATGGGTAGCGCGATACAGGATGCATACGATACCGGCGACACCGCCGCGCTTGGTTCAAAGATTGGCGGCTACCAAAGCGGCTTCCGCTCGTCCTGGGTTCCAGACCTAAACAATGCAGGCGCAAACGACTTGCACAACATGCGCTGGTTTGGGCATGAGGGCTTCGACGGGACGCCAACAACGGGCCACCATAACTATGACCGCATTGTGCGATCAGCCATCACCGATCGCCTGAACTCTGAGGGCTACGATGCGGGCCTGGGCGCTTGGAACCCCGGCCAGGTACAGGCTGTTGGCTGGGCCAAGGCGCGGGCTGCCGGCGGTGTGCCAGAAGATCAGGCGGGTTACGACATCGCCAACGCATTCAAGGACCGCACGGCGCGCCTAACCTACGAAACTGCGCCGGGGCTCACTACAAACCACATGCCGGAATATCACGCAGCGCCATATGCGGATAAACAGGCCTACCACGACGCAAT